AACGTTGAGGTTAGCGTTGAGTGCAGGGGTGTAGTCGAGAACACCAGCCATGGTCAGTGCTGAAGCAACGTCAGCAGAGCACAGGATGATGTTGCCCTTTCCTCTACGAGTTCTTTGTGCGATTCTGTTAGCATCGCGCTCGATTTGGAACAGGAGACCCTTGAACTTCTCAACAGACCAACGACCATTGGAGTCAACGTCGAGGTCAAAGATACCAGCGGTAGCGGTGTTTTCAACAGCGCCTTGCTCAGCAACCTTATAGATGGTTCTGATGACTTCGCGGTTGATTTCAGCGAGGATCTCAGTTGACAGAATGTTTGCCAACTCAGCTTCTGCATTCAGACCGTGGATTGCCTTGAGGTCCTGAGCGAGTTCTAAGGAGTACTCAGCCTTCAGAGCTCTTGACTTAGCGGTAACAGTAACTTTCTCGATCGAGAAAGCCATCTGGTTGAACGCATTGTTGCCCGAATCCAGTTCTTCAGCAGTCTGAGTGGTCATTCCCTGACCAACATCATATGCAGTTGAAGAAGCGGTAGAAACAGGGTTCAGAACACCAGGGTTGTCACCTGATTGTGAAGTAGTACCCATACCAGCGAGTACATCGGTGAAACCGCCGGTCTCATCGAATCCTGCGTCCTGACCAGAGAATGCAGAATCTGCTTCGTTGAAGAATGCTTCTGAACCATTCTGGTTGGTGTACTTGGAGCGCATTGCGAAGATCAGTCCAGTAGGACCGCTCATTGGCTGAACACCTGCAAGGTCATATGCGACCAGGTTAGGCATTGAACGTCTGATCAGGGAGATCAGAACGGGGTCGAAACCTGCAACAGGTGCAGCAGCTGAACCACTGAAACCAGCATTGCCAGTTCCTGATGGGTCAGTGTTAACGGTTGGTTGCTCAAAAAGCATTCCGCCTCTTTCAAAAGAGGATTGCTCTCTGAGGAATTTTTCTTGGTTCTCTAACAGGACAGCGGTTACTGCTCTTCTGTGCGAATCTTTGATTGGATCAAGACCCTCATAGTTGAGGAGAGGTGCCCACTTTTCCTGCAGATGCTCTGAATGGAACATTTGCGTTTACCTTTGTTTTGTGGATGTTTTGTTTGAATTATATTAAATTCAATTATTTGCTAAATGCAGAAAGTGTCTTCAGATAAGCAGACATAGATCCTGAAACGGATTCAGGAGTAACATCTACACCTTCTGACAGGGTTTCAGTTTTAGCAGACTGCGCTGTAGCTTTGGAGGAGAAATATGACTCCTTCAGCATTTCCAGCTTCTCACGATATTCTTCTTCACTTTCAAACTCAACACTTTCGGCAAGTGAAGCGAGCTTGTCTTTCTGAGTAAGTGCAAGACCCTCAGAAACTTGTTCAAAGATTCCGTCTGCAACCGCCTCTGCGAGACGCTTGTTTAAGGAAACATTCTTCTCAATCTGCTCGTTGAGTTTAGTCTCCATATCATCAAGTTTTTCTACCATGTTCTCAAGAACATCATATTTATCTTCAGGGATTGATACATAATGTGCTTCAAAAAGTTCCTTCATTCCTGAAAGGAATGATTCGGTCATTTCGGTCTTAAGACCGGTTTCAACAGCAAGAGCGTTCTCTTGGAACCACTCATCAGCAACGTACTCCAGATAGGAGTCAACGCGCTGTGCAAGTGCTTCTCTTACTTCTTCTACTTCTTCAGCAAGAGCAGCAGCATATGCTTGCTCAAGCTCTTCTTTGATACCAGCAACCTTGGAGTTAATTGCTGCTTCAAAGATGGTTTTTGCTTTTTCCTTAAACTCTTCAGAGAGTTCTTCACCACCGAGGAGAGCATTAACATCTTCTTCGATGTCATACTCATCAACTTCCTCTTCTACAACTTCTTCTTCTTCGCCTTCTTCGAGATCTTCCTCTTCAACTTCCTCTTCTTCAGAGATAATCTCTTCGTCTTCGATCTCTTCTTCTTCTTTCATAGACTTCATAGCGTCAGCAGCTGCTGCACCTTTATTTACAACATCGCGGACTTGCTTGAGAGTTCCACCTGGAGTCTTTAACTTTGCGGAATCATCATCAGACTTATAGTTTTCTGGTGTAGGACCACCGAGGTCTTCCCACGAACCAGTTTGACCTGGTGTTGATCCTGAAAGTGATGGCATTGGATCTGCTGCTTTTGCGCCAGCATTAACAGCAGTCTTGGATTGCTTAGTGCCTACTTCCATTTCTTGTAAATTGTTACCACGAGACATTTGAACTCTCCGATTTTTCCTGTAGTAAATCTATATTTATTTATAAATTAAGATATTTAATAAATCAAAGGTTATTTATGAACTCATTGAACAGATTTAATTTCTGCTCATCGAGTCTTCTTTGATCTACTAAAGTATTGATGCGCTTTTGAATATTTTGCGCTTGCTTTTCACGCAAAATGGATCCTTCCCAAACCCATTCCTTTCCTTCCATGATTCCCTGAACAAAAGCATCAGGAGCAGAAGGATCAGCGACGATATCAGCAGCAGTTGCTAACATGAAATCTTCACCAACTTCCATGTAACCATCACGGTGTCTTGATACAGAACCAATACCACGGGAAGAAACTCCGAGAGTTACTCCTTCTTTTAAAAGAGATTCTGCAATCTTACCCATGGGGGTAGAAAGAATCTGTGCTTTACCAATAAAGTTATTTCCTTCTTGTGTTAAAGAAACAATCTTATGGGAAACACGATCAAGATTTACAGTTGGTCCATCTGGATGACCTAACTCACCAAGAGCACGACCCTTATCAATATAAGAATCGCTATATCTCTTAACCTCACGCTCCATCACAGATCTACGGTATACTCTACCATTACGGTTTTGTTGCTCTGTTTGAAGGAAAGGTCCCTGAATGTATAGAACTTTTTTACCGTTAACAGTCTCGGTAATAACTTCTACTGATTCAATTTCTTCGGTGATGAGTTTCATTTTCTTAGTTGGTAAATCCTACGTTTGCTGCTTTGATTGCTGGAGTTGTCCAGATAACATCTGTATTACTTTTTTCTAAAAATTCAACCGAATTTGCGGGCATACTAAAATATGCGGTTGTTGCAGCACCGACAAGTGTAGAAACCCCGACAGTAGCAATTCCACTTGTGTTGTTATGTAGTCTCACGCATTTTGCACTACCAATGCTGCTAGCAGTACCAGCAGATGTTGGTGTTGCAATCTCAGTTTCAACTATTCTTGTCCTTTGCATTGGTATAGATATGGTTTAATAGTTATTTATAAATGCTATTAATCTTCACTGGTTTCATCATCAAAAACTGTTGATGAAACCATAGGTCTAAGAGCATCGATTCTTTCCGATGATTTTGCAAAAAGCAATTCTTTAATCTTGTCACTAATTTGAGATGGAGACTCATCAGTAACAATCATATCTAAAAGTTCTTCCATTTTAATTCATAAATGATTAACTAAGAGTATTTATATTTCACCACCCTTGGGTAATTCTGGTGCTTCAACTGCCTTTTCTTGTGATTTTAAATCAGGTTCCATAACTGGAGAACCTAAATCCATTTGTGCCGATTGATCTAAAGGTGCTCCAGTCTCTGGATCCACAGGTGCATTTGGATCTGGAATTATTCCATCTTTAATTTCTTTCTCAATAATTCTATCCTGCTCAATGATTTCTTCATCAGTTTGACGAAGAATCTTACGTCTTACATAGTCTTGTGAGAAATACTTACCAACATATGGCTCTGCAGCACCAACCATGCTAATTCTTTCATTTAGTAACTCTGCATCTTTGAGTTCTGCAAAGTGATTGTCATATAAGAAATCATATTGAATGTGCTCACTCATTACCTCCCAATCTTCTGGAGTAATGATATTTTTAAGAATTAATTGAGTTCTCAACATATCGCTGAACATGTTTGAGAATCTTTTCCTCAAACGACCAACAAACTTACTGAACTTAAGTTCATCTCTTAAAATTTCCGATGAACGACCTAAGTTAAATCCACCCTCACCATCCATTCTAGATGTAGGTACATTGAGTGCTCTATATAATTTCTTTTTAAAATATTCAATATCAGTTATTTCTCCAAGGTTCTGACCACCTGGGAGTGTAGTGATTTCAGTTCCTCTACCACCTTCACGGCGAGGGAGCCAGAAATCTTCAAGCATAGCCATGTACTTTTTATCATCACGGATTTCTCCAGTGTTTGCATCATATACCAACTTATTGCGATAACGCATCATAACATCACGAAGATATTGTTCTGCCTTTACCTTGGGTAGATTGCCAACATCAATATAAAAGATTCTTCTTTCTGGAGCTCTTGACAATCTATAAATGACAAGAGAGTCCTCAATCATTCTAAGTTGATTGAGTGCTTTAATTGCTTTATGGAGATATGAAAGAGTATGTCCTTTATTTCTATCTACAAGACCAGAAGTGCAATAAGTAATTGAATCTTTTGCGATCTTAATACCTTGACTTGCACCAGTTTGTGCTGGATTTGCTGATGGATATATTGTTTTTGGATTGTAGATAAAGTACTCTTCTAGTTCAGGAAACTCATAATCCATAGGATTATCTGACGCAATCCTTTGAAGACTTGCTATTTTATCTCCTGGTTTCCTTTTTTGTTGTCTAACATAGCGCATTTTTGATGCGTCTATGTAACGTAATTCTTGGATTCCTTCGTGAGGATTTTTTAGATCAATAATTTTGTGATAATACAGTCTACCATCAATATACCAATTTCTATAGATTTCATGTGACTTCTTATCAAAATCAAGAAGATCTAAAATATATTTGAATTCTGATCTTATCTTCTTTTTAATACCATCACTTGCGTTTAAATTATCCAAATCAATCTGAACAGGTACGTCATTTGTATCTGATACGATTGCTTCATTTACAATATCTTCAATTGCACTGTCAACTTCAGGATGAAGTGACATTTCACGATATCTTTTGATTAATTCAAACTCAGTTCTATATACTCCTTCAATATCAACATATGAACCAAAAAACCCACTGCTAGCATAATGATCAACCCCGTCCTCATTATTAGGAGGAACGGGGGAAACTGCAGTGGGTGATAATGGTTCAGTATTCTCAAGAGAGAATCCAAATAATTTTGCCATAATTTATTGTTCTGAATTTGATCTTATGACTATTTATCAACCGTTTGGATTTCCTTGTCCGGTGTATGAGAATGACTGTACTTGGAATTCAACGGTAAATTCTTCAATGGTGTCTGAAGAATCATAGGAAAGATCAATCTGAGAAACGTTAGTTGGGAAAATATCAATGAACTCATACTCTTTCAGAACAGCATTTGAAGCACCAGTGTTATCTTTGCTGCTTGGGGTTGAACCTCTACCTAACTGATAAACCTTAGCATTAGTCATATATGCAGTTGGATCAGTTGCACCAAGGTTTGTTCCAAGGTCAGCGATCAGATTTGACCACTCTTCGAAAGCATTTCTCAGAAGGAATCCTTCATCGTTGATGATTGTTACTGTCCAAGTATCAATGGTTCTATCACCTGCAACCTTAAAGATTCTTCCACGGAAAGGAACATCAATTGATGCTACGTTTTGTGCTGGAAGAGCAGCAGATTTGCACATAAATCTGAAGTTATCTGCATCCCATGAAATACCACCTGGAAGAGTTGTTAACTCTACCTCAAATAGATTGGGGCGGGCACCGCCCCCAACAAGTGCAGATTTAAACTGAGAAATAGTCTTGTTTTCTCTTGAAGTTGCCATTGTTAAGTCCTCCTTTTGTTATTTAGATTATGTAATTAAACTCTACCAACTACTTCTTCAAAGCTTACACCAGTGCGTGTAGCAACGAAAGTAAGAGTTACATAGTTAATTGACTTAGCTGGTTTCAGGAAGATATCAGCTCTAAATTCATTATTGTCAATAACATCAGGAGTATTATTTGTGGTATCACAAACAACGAAGAATCCATACAGACCTCTCTTAGCCTGAACATCACGGAGATAAGGTTCAACAATGTTTCTAAAGTTTGCTCTTGTCAGTTCATCATTCAGTTCAAAGAGTTGTGCTTCCGCTGCTCTTTGAAGTGCTTGTTCAATTGTGAGGAACAAGCGACGAACGTTGATTCTATCAAACGCTGAAGCATAACCAAGTGCAGTCTTATCACCGAAGAGAAGAGTTCCGACCCCTGGTTGAGTAACAACAGAGTTGATTCTTGCAGGATAGAGTTTATCTCTTTGTGCTTTACTTGGGTTGTAAGCGAGTTTGACTGCGTTATTGATGATACCTCTTTGCTGACCAGCAGGTGAGAACCAAGGATATGCAACAATATTTGTTCTTGTCATTAATCCAGCAATATCTCCATTACATGGAACATAGCGGAATTTGTTATTGAAGCGATCATAAGTGTACTTATAACCACTATCAAAGACTGCATATGATGAAGAACTTAAAGAACTAAAGTAATCGACCAGATTGTTAGTTTGGGTTGTAGTGTTTGTAATGCCAATCAGATCTGCTCTGTGTGGTCCAATGCAAGCAACACAATCTTTTCTTGATTCTGCAAGAGAGATGATGTAGTTTGCTTTTGCCTGTGAATCAGATTTTGCATCAAATCCAGGACCCATAATCAGATAATCAACTTCTACTTCATCTTTGTTTGAGAATAAACCATATGAAGTGATCAGATCTCCGAGAGCAGGCTTCATCCCACCAGAAGCAGAGTAGTCAATACCACCAGAAAGGGTATAGGTAACATTTCCAATTGCGCTGTAGGTAATTCCTTGAGCATTTTGTCCCCAAAGACCATCACCAATAGAGATTGGTGTAAATGATGCTGCCTTAACGCCAGAGTAGGTTGTGAATCCAGTTGCTACTGGTTTTGTTCCCCAATATGAATCATTCGCATTAGATGGATTTCCACCAGCATAAACATTTGCTGAATAATCTGCAAGATATCCTTCGTACCAGATTTTTTGTGGTGCGTTTACATTAGAAACAGCATCCAGTGCTTTAGAAACACTAAGATGTTTTTCCAGAATGTTTCCGCGAATACCAGTAATAGACCCATTATCGTCTACAACAACGACGTGGAGAGCATCGTTTTTGCCTTGAGCATCCAGAGAATACTTGTTGGTGACTGGTTTTGGAGCAATCTCCTTCCAGTAAACAACTGAGTTGGTAAGATTCAATGTTTGTTGGTCGTACCAATCAACAGCAGTTGCTGGAGTGTTTCCTGAGTTTTGATTTGTTCCGGAACTATCTACAAAATAGACAGTATCTGAAGTGTCGAATGAATTGAATGCGCCACCTTCAGCATAGTCAATCTTTGTTTCCGTTCCTGCGGAAGATACTCTTGATACAATCTTTACTTCGATTGTTGAGTTGCCGTTTGTGGAATCTGTGGTTAAACCAGTGATGATTCCTTTTACATATCCAGTAAATGTTGAAGTTGATCCTGTACCTGGGAGAGTTCCCGATACAGCAGCAGTAACACCATATCCAACTGTAGCACCAACCCCAGCAAGACTTGTTGTAGAAATGCCAAGGATTTGGTCTGCTTTGTCGTCAATCAAGCAAACTTTTAAACTATTTGACCAAGAACCTGGGTTCTTAGCAGCGAACGTAAAGTCTGTTGCCTCTGAATGATTGTTGATGTAATCGTCGTAGTTATCAACTCTTAATGAAGTTGTATAAGCGATTCCAACACCAGCGTTTGCATTGTTGAGGGTTGATCCGCCTGTTCTTACAACTTTAAGAACACCACCATATGAAAGGAAAGATGAAGCACTCATCCAATACTCATATTGAGCATCTGTTGAAATGGGCTTACCAAAAACGTTGATGAGATCTGCTTCGTTTGTGATATCAATTGGTTCGTCAACAGGTCCGATTGGAAAAGGTCCAGCAATCGCACCGATATTATCTAAAACATTATCAGCTCTCCCTACAGTTAAGTCAACCTCTCTGACAAGTACACCAGGAGATAATTGAGGAGTCGCCATGTTTTTCTCCGTAAAATTCTCAGTTTATCTGAAAATATTTATTATTTACAACTATTTCACAGGGGAAACGTGACGCGAACTACCAGTCTGGATATTCCCATTTATCCAAAACTCTAGAAACCATCCTACTTGTTACTATTCTTTTGATGGAACACTCTTTGCATTCATATGAAAATGAAGATGCTACTGCTCCTCTATTTTTTCTAGTTCTATAAAATCCATCTATAAGATTTTTAACTTCTCCACACACTCTACATTTTCTATCGGCAAGTAGTAAATGACCCAGATTTATCTGCTTATCAATTTCCATTATTGATACTCCCACATATATGCCATATCACCATACTCATCAGTAAACCATCTATCACCATCAACATCAACAAAACTGCTGGAATCTAATCCATCAACAATAAATCCAAATGGTGACATATCTTGTTCGATTTGATTTTTTTGTTCTTCATATAAACGTTTTCTGATGTCTTGATCTGTAAGCTCTTTAAAGTAGTCTTGTGCTACTAACCAAGCATAGATTACCAAACACATCGCCAAGTCGTCATTACAACCCTCTTCTGCTTCAAATGAGTTGTGTTTAGATACAAAGGTTGTTAATTCTGAAATAATCTCATAATCATTAAAAAGAAGTTTATCACTCTCAATCATAGTTTTTAAATTAAGAGATCCAACTTTTTTTACAGTCTTGGACATCTTAACTCCAAGTTGAGTTTTCTTTCCAGAAAATCCCTGACCAACAATCTGACCTGCTCTACCGCGCATAGAGCACATAAGAACGTTTTGATATTCAAGATCATAATGGAGTAATGATGCAACTTGGTCTCCAATATCATTAACTTCACATAGAATGTATGCGCTATTATAATTTTTTGCTACCTCATAAATTATGTTTGGAAATAGCATTGGTTTTATCTCATTATTTCTGTATTTTGCAACTATCTTATGTGGGAAAGATGTTATGTCTACAACAACAAAAGCAGAATAGTCTTCACTTACTCCTCTAGCAACATCAACAGTAATTACATAGTCATGATCTTTAATTGATGCTTCGTAAATATCAAGTCCAGCATTTTTTTGAATTGGATTTTCGTAAACAAAACTTTTGAGTTTGCTAGGTGCAATTAATGTATCTACAGAACCTAAGAATTCACATTCAAACTCAATTTTAAATTGCTGATCCGAAGTGTTTGCAATTGTTTGTTGCTTCCATGCTTCATCTCTACCTGGAACTTCTGACCAATGAACGTCTGTTGGTACATATTCATTTCTACCCTTCTCAGCATCGTGCCACAGACGGTAGAAGTGATTCATACCATGTGGGGTAGATACGATGATTACTTTGGTGTTTTTACCAGAAGTAATAGTAGGATAAACAGAGGCAAAGAACGAGTCAGCAACGTGATTTGGGACGAACGCGAACTCGTCAAGAAAGAGGATATTAAAGGACATGCCTCTGACAGCACTTGCAGACGTAGAAGCTGCCAATATCTTACTGCCATTTTCTAACTCCAGGCTACCTTTGTTCCATGATATGATACCTTGTTGCATCCACTTGGGAAGGTTTTCGTAAGCAGTTTGTAACCTACTCAGAAGTTCTCTTGCGGTTGCTGCTTTGTTAGCGAGGATGCCAATATTAACACTATCGTTAAAAACTGCATAGTGGAGCAGATAAGATACGACAGTTGTAGATTTGCCTGTCTGACGAGGCATCTTACAAATGTTAAATCTATTTTCATGAAAGTTGTTGATTAACTTCTCTTGGAAGTGGTATGGATGGAATTGAGTTAATCCCTCATCAAGCGAAACAATCTTAATATAGTTATTAGCAAAGTAGACAGGATCTTCTTTGCATTTCATAAACTCAAGAATTTGTTCTTGAGTAAACTCAATAGCAGTATTTGCTTTTTTTAGATTTGGATTGCCAAGATATACATTATCACTCATAAAAAATCAATCCTCTACATAAATGAATGAAGCACTGGCAGCACTCATATTACTTGAAGATGTTACGACTGCTGTTATAAAAGTATTGGGTGGAATATCAATACCAATTTGAGACAAATCAACATCAATAGTAGATCCATCTGTCATATGATATGCAGCAACTGGCGGTGTTGATTGTGCTGGTAAAATAAACAATCCAGTGCTATCTTGAGTTGCATAAAGTGATGCATTAAAATCTGTTTGAGTTGTCCATCTCAAATAATTTGTTACTACTGGATTAAAGTATATGTATATGATTGCTGGGTCACCTGCAGTATTTACTGAAGCAGTAAGTCTTTTGGGAATTAAATCTCTGGTGTTAATTTTATTTTGATAAATGAGTTTATTTTTGAGAGAAATGAGATGATAAAGAGAACCAGTAGAATTCATTGAGTCAGTCCTGGTCGCAGTCGCAGAATATGGAAGTCTTGTTTGCTGAACAATTCCTTCAATAGCACCAAGAAATGAAGAACCAGTACAAGTTACAACACCACTTGTGGGAGATCCCAAGTTTGCTGCCACATATCCAACCTTCATTGATGGATTGTCCAAATGTGGAAACTCATTTCTATTTGTATAATGTTCGTGATGGAAGAAGAACATATCTCCATTACTGGGATTCTCAATCGCATAACGAATCTCACCGGCACCTAACCAACGGAAGTTGATTTGATATACATTTAATTTTGATGGATCAAGAGTAACACCAGAATATCCAGTTCCATCAAGTTTGTCTAAATTAAAATCTTCTTGGAATGTCCAATACTCTGTTTGTGCTACGCCACTTTGATTTATTGTGTTTGTAAATGTTATTGTTGCGGTGCTGGTTGCATTAAATGTGCCAGTTTGAGGACCAAGAGATGTTGCTAGAAACTTTATTTTAGTTTGGTCATATTCAACCACATAACGAGCATTAAATGCTGCTTGACTTCTTAATCCCTGTACAAGTAGAGCGATATTTCCAGCAACAGTTCCCGAATTCAAAGTTACGGCAGTAAAAGCAGTTCCATTAAGAGTAACTGTTACATCTCCGTCTGCTAATGCACTAAAAGTAAAACTTTGAATATGTGCCTTACCACCATTCGCACGAAGAACACCAAACTGTCCGTTGGTATGTGCATATCCAATTTGAACTGCTTGTTCCTGATTGAACAAACCTGCTCTTTGGGTAAATCCTACTGGATTTGCCGAATATGCTGCAGTAAATCTACAGACCGCACCTTGTCCAGGACGATATCTTAAGAAGTTTGTGCTTCTAATAACACCATAAGAGTTAGCATCTGTTCCAGCACCAACTCTAAATCTGGAATTACCATTTGTAGCAATTCCACTAGAACTAAGAGTGAATGTTTCAAACTCTCTGGGATCTAATCCATAAACAGCATCACCTTGAACTTTTGGTGTAATAGGAATTGCAATGTTCTCACCAAAAGCAGATTTAGAGCAAGCACCTTCATTTAGAAT